CCGGAGCCGGATAGCCGCCGTAGCCGCCGCCGGGAGGCGGACGGTATAGGGGCGGGGCTTGCGGGGGGCCTACGACTCCCCCGGGGTTGTAGCCGCCGGGGTTGTAGCCGCCGTAGCCGCCACCCGGAGCCGGATAGCCGCCGTAGCCGCCGCCGGGAGGCGGACGGTATAGGGGCGGGGCTTGCGGGGGGCCTACGACTCCCCCGGGGTTGTAGCCGCCGGGGTTGTAGCCGCCGTAGCCGCCACCCGGCGGATAATCGAGGCGCACCGTACCGCCACCGGCGCTCGGCGACGGCCAGCCCTGGGTGGGCATCCCCGCGGGATTCCTGGCGCCGCCACCGCTACCCACCGTCGGCTCCCAGGCCGGCGTGCCGCCGGGGGCGCTACCACCGCCGGGCATGGCGTCGTAGCCGTAGCTTTGCCGCAGCGCGTTCCCCTGTGGGGGCTGGGCCGTGTTCCCAGCGCTCCCCGGTGGGGGCTGGGCCGGGGCGTTCCCCAGCGGGGCTTGCGGGGGGCCTACGACTCCCCCGGGGTTGCCGCCTGGCAGATCGAGGCCCGCCCTCTGTCGTCTGGGGTCGATGTACTTCGCGCCGTAGCCGCCGGTTCCCTGGTTGCCTGGAGGGTAGAATCCGCGGCCCTGCGCCGGGTCTTGGCCGCCATAACGATTCAGAGAAGATGCGGCGTCTTGGCCGGTATAGGGCATTTCAGTCCTCCTCTGATCTCGACCTGGCACGGCCCAGCGCGGACTCGATGTCCCGGCCCGAGAGCCGGTGCTCGCCCGTCCGCTTCTTCACGCGCCGGACGTACTCGCGGGTTTCCGGCGGGAGTGGCTCGCCAGACTTCTTGCGGTACGCGACCCTGGCGGCCCCGGCGTTGTAGGACGCCACGGCATCCTCCCAGGAGCCCGTGCGGTCCCGCAGCTTCTTGAGCTGGCGGGCACCCGCCTCTGCGCCGTACTCCTTGTCGTGCATCTCCTCCGGCTTGTACCCGAGCTCCTTCGCCGTTTCCGGCATGACCTGGAACTCGCCGCGGGCGCCCTTGGGGGAGACGGCCTTCGTCCGGCCGCTGCCCTCGCTCTCGGTTCGGCCCACGGCGCGGAGCAGGTTCACGGGTACGCCGTGGCGGCGCGCGGCGCGGGCAACGTAGTCGCCCTTCGGGGGAGGTGCTGTTGCCACGCTAGGCCGCCGGAGGGGCTGACGTCTGGGCGCCCGGAGTTGGCTGCGGCGGTGCGCCGGGCTGGCCCATCTGCCCGCCAGGGACCGGCGGCGCCGCGCCAGCGGTCGCGATCTGGCCCGTCGCCATGAGCCTGAGCGCCTCGATGACGGCCCGCATCTTGAGCACGGCGTCGAGCTCCATGGCCTGCATGGCCTGCTCGGACGGCTTCACGATCTCGGAGAGCTCGAGCGCTCGGTTGGCGGCCACGAGGGCCTGGTCGAAGTCGGGGACCATCCGCCGGAAGATCGTGTAGACCTTCTGCTCGAGCGCGTCCGGCAGGAAGCCCTGGGGCGGGGGCTGCGGGAACTGCGTCATCGCGGGTGCTGCCGGGGGCTGCGGCGCCATGCCGCCGGGCGGGACCAGCGCGGACGCCTGCTGGAAGGACGCCATCGCCTGTTCGTAGGTCTGCATCGCCTGGGCCACGAGCTGCGAGCCCTGCTGGAAGGCTTGCTGCCACTGGTCTGGCGGGAGCTTCCCGTAGATCGGCTTGCTGATCGCCTCCTGCGCGAGCGTCTCCTGGAGCTTCTCCTCCCACGTCACGAGGGCGGGGAGCATCTTGTTCCAGCCACAGCGTCGCTGCAGGAGGTAGGCGTCGTCCGTGTGCCAGCGCTTTCCGAGCACCGCGTACCACGTCAGGGCGTCGTAGAGCGTGGGATCTACGTTGGGGACCTCGCGCTCCTTCATGAACTTCGACCAGGCCTGCTCGGCCCGCTCGATCTGGAGCGTCTGGTTCTCGTTGACGTCCTTCGGCAGCTTCATCAGGTCGAGGCACTTGTCGACCGCTGCGGGGTCGGTCAGCTTGTAGAGGCCGAGCGTGAGCGCCTCCGCCGTCGCCTCCTTGTTGTAGAGCGTCTGATCGTAGCCGACGCGCGCCGCCATCTCGACGCGGATGTCGCCGAGAAGGTCGGTGCCCTTGTAGCTCTCCTGCTCGTAGACCTTGCCTTCGCCCTGGACCTCGTAACTGGCATCCTCCTTCCGGAACGCCCACGTCATCTGGAGGAAGTGCTCGAAAACGGACTTGTAGAGCGCCAACATCGAGCGCTCGCGCGGGGCCCGCTTCCGACTCGCCTCCTCCGACAAGAGCATCAGGCCGGAGGTAGTTTTCACGGATCCCGTGGACTGGCCCATCTCGATGTCCTGCGGCGCCCCGAGGGCCTGCATGTCGCGCAGGATGGATGCTCGCTCCTCGGAGTAGACGGACCCGGTCAGCGGGATCCCGTTCATGACGGCGTCCCGCGGCGACCATGTCGGTTGCACGCCGTCGTAGTTCACCATCCTGAGCGAGCCGGTCTGGTCGTCGCTGGTGTAGACCTCGGCGCCTTCCGGAAGCCAGACGGTCGGGATGCCGCGCTCGCGGAGGTCTATCACCTGGGCGTCGAGCTCGTTCAGCCGGCGCTGCAGCGGGATCATGTCGTCCACGAAGGACCGGCCCCAGAAGTTCCCGGGCATCCTCTTGAAGCGGCCGAAGTGGTACTTCACGCGAGGGACGAGGCGGAACCCACGCTCGCCCTCGACCTCGACGCAGAGCTCGCGCTTCACCACCTTGTCGCCCACCTTGACGAAGTGGGCGCCCTTGTCGAGCCCCTCCATCGGCTGCGGCGGGATGATCGTCTCGAACACGCGGGCGTGGTTGTAGTAGGCCTCGGCACCGGATCCTAAGCCGTAGCCGCCACCTCCACCCTGAAAGATGCGGTCGGCGTAGAGCGGGTTGTAGCGGAGGAGCTGCGCCGGGTCCTCCGGATCCAGGGTGTCGCGGAGCTCCGGGTAGCGGAGGGCAATCCACTCGAGCGGCCTGACCTTCACCTGCGACTGGATCCGCTGGTCGTAGGGCTCGACGCCGATGCCGCCGTTCTCCGGGTAATACTCGTGGAGCGAGATGACCTCGATCGCGCCCTCGCCGCGCGGCACCATGAGACCCATCGGCCTGCCGAACTGGTCCCCGCTCACGGCCTCTTCCGGCGACATCTCGAAGGGCTTCAGGAGCGACATGTTGTCGCAGTACGGGCAGTGCGCCATCTCGACCTGGCTGAGCGCGTCGGCCTGGCCCTGGCTCATCTCGCCCGTGAGCTCGACGGGGCGCATCGTCTCCCGGTACTTCATCTGCGCGAGGCCGTTGTCGCTCGGGATGCCAGTCTCGAGGAAGTCGCGCGGGATCTTGGGGGACGCGAAGAATTTCTTGCACATCGGGCAGTGAACGGCTTCGGGGGCAGCCACGAGGGTCTGCTCGATGTCGTTCTCGTCCCACGACGTCCGGCAGATCGACACGGCGTCGATGCACAGGTTGAAGCAGAGGTGCTCGCGCTTGTCGTCCCAGATTTCCTTGCCCATCTCGTACACCAGGATCTCTTTGGCGAGCTTCGCCGCAGCGATGTACTCGGGCTTGTTCTTGCCGGCGCTGGTGTCGGGGACGTACTCCTTGCGCGCTAGCCGCGACACCTCGTTGTCGACGGCCGGGGCGATCATGTTCGTTACGGGCTGCGGGAACGCGGCGCTCGACTCGCGGTGGATGTCCTCGAAATGATACCCACCATTATGTGCGGCCAATTGAGTACGGGCGACAATCCACTGCCGCCCCAGGTAGAACCACAATTTCAGCGCGGCGCCTTGGGTCTGCCAGCGGCGGCGCGGTGACGTGTAGTCGAGGTGGCGGTCCATCCAGCCGCGGATGTCACCGTCCTCGTCGAGGAGCGTCGGCGTCTTGCGCCAGGACTCCTTCTGAACTACCGCCCTCACGACTCGCCCTCGTCAAGCTGGACGTGCGGGCCACCCTTGCGCTCCCTGTCGTAGCCGGGGAAGCTGGGGACGAGCGGGCGACCCACGATGCGCGGCGGGGGGGGCTCTCTGCTACCGGCGCGCTCGGCGCCGGCGAGCCGCATCGCGATGCCGGGCTCCGCGAGCTCGGCAACGCGCGCCTGAGCCTTCTCGACCATCGCCCCGAGCTTGTCCAACTGCCCCATGAGGTGAAGGATCTCGGAGTCCTTCGCCTTGCAGCCGCGGCAGCTAAAGAGTCCCATCGCTGTCCTCGAAAGAGTACACCATCCGCCTAGAGTCCGGGAAACCGCATCTGCGAAACCTTGCGGGCGTCCGTGCGCGTCAGCGCGATCCGCTTCTTGACCGCTGCGTGCAACTGCTTCGAGAGCTGCTCTACGTAGCCGCGCGGTGGCCGGTTCCTGGCGTCGAGCGCCATCGAGCGCTCGTGAGCCCACGCGCGCGGTAGGACCTGCTCGAGCCCCTGGACGAGCATGTCCAGGAGGTCGTCGTGCTTCCCGTGCGGGAAGTCGCGGCCCTCCTTGACGAGCGCCTTCGATTCCTTGCTGTCGCGCTGGATCCAGACGCAGCCGCGCTCGATGAGCGCCGCGGCGCCGTTGACCTGCCAGGAGAGGCGCGTCTCCTTCGAGCGGCTCTTGTGCTTGCCGCGGATGACGCGCCCGCGGTCGTTCTCGAGGATGTCGCAGATCATGGAGCCCGACGCCGTGTCCTCGATCGTCAGCCACAGGTTCGCCCAGCGGGAGTCGTAGCCGCCAGGGCCCGTGATCTGCTTGATCGTGGCGGGGCCGTTCATCTGCTTGTGGGTGACGTCCATCAGGTAGAACTGCGCCCCGAGGCGGCCAAGGACGCCCATCGCCACGTAGTCTGAGTCCGAGTTGCCCTTGAAGGTCGGGTCGACCGAGATCATGAGCTGGTCGAACTCCTCCGGCTTCGGCGGCGTGTCGTAGTAGCGCCACCAGCTCTCGTTGATCGAGATCCCTCCTGGCGGCTGCGGGTTGCCCTGGTAGAGCGCCTGGAAGGCGTAGCTCCCCATCTCCGCGCGCTTCGACTCGAGGAAGAGGCGATCGAACTTGAACGGCCAGAGGGCCTCGTCCGGGCGGCGCCCGAGCTGGTCGTTGTCCTCCGCGATCGCTGGGAGGTGGATGTGCTCCCACTTCTCATTGAAGTCCGGCTGCGCCATGACACGGCCAGCGAGGTCGTCCTCGTGCCAGCGGGTCATGATGAGGATGACGATGGGGTCCTCTCCGTGGCGGTTTGGCTCGAGGCGCGACAGGAACGTCGTCGTCCACCAGTCCCAGATCGCGTCGCGGATCGTGGGGCTGTTCGCCTCCTCGGCGTTCTTCACTGGGTCGTCGCAGATCGCGATGTGGGCACCCTTGCCGGTGATCGGCCCGCGGACGCCGGCTGAGATCATGCCGCCGCCTTCGAGCGTCTCCCAGCGGTGCGCGGCGCGCGAGTCCTCGACCAGTCGGGCCCCGATGAACTGGTAGTTCTCGAGCACGGAGCGCCGCACGGCGCGGCCGGACTTCGCCGCGTGCTCGAGCTCGTAGGACGTCATGATGATCTTCGTCGACGGGTCGTGCGCGAGCGCGAAGGTCGGGAACCAGTGGGACGCGAGCTCCGTCTTCCCGTGCCGGGGCGGGGCCGTGATGAGAAGCCGCAGCTTCCCCTCGCGCGCGTGCAGCCGGACGAGCCTCTCCGCGATGTAGTTGAGGTGCTCGGAGTAGGCGTAGGGCTGCGGAAGCTCCTGGGTCGCCGTGACCGCGAGGGTCAGCGGCGACAGGAGATGCGCGAACTCGGCTTCAGCCGACCGGCGAGGGATCAGCATCGGGCGTGTCGGGCGCCGGCAGCAGGACGGGCGTGCCGCGGGCCAGCATCGCGGCCATCAGGCGGGCGTCCTCCGGGTTCTCCTTCATGAAGGCGCGGAGCCGCTCGCGGGTTCGGACCCACCGCGCCTCGTCGTCTCCGCTGTCCTCCTTCGCCTTCGGCGGGTCGCCGTAGCCGATGCGCCAGAGCCAGACCTCGATCGCGCCGCCCTCGCCGGCCTCCATGCGCGCCTGGAGCTGGGCCATGTACTTCGGGCTGGTGAGGATCGAGAGCGCGTGCTCCCGGCCCATCTCCGCGCGCGACGTCGTGAAGCGGCCCCTCTCGTCCTTCTCGCCTCCGGGCCGGAGGTTCGCGAGCGACCGCTGGCCTGGCTCGCTTGCCACTAAGAGGCCTCCGCCTCTTCGAGCCGCCGCATGTTGTCGACCCTCTCCTGCAGCACGGCATGCCTCACTTCGGCGCTGCCGATCCTTTCGGCGTGCTGATCGAGCCTCCTGTGAAGCGCCCCGATCTGCCTCAAGAGCTCGGCTTGGCCGTTCTCGAGCCTCGCGACGGCACCGCGAAGGGTGAAGATGACGCCGGCCACGGTGAGGATGCCCGTGCCCACCGTGACGGCGTCTTTGAGTTCGAGCACCATCGACGGGAACACGGGCAATCCTCCGGGCGGCTACTTGCCGCCCACGGAGCCGGGCGGGCGCGACAGCAGCAGCTCTGCGGACTTCTTCGCCTTCTCCTCGGCCTTCTTGATGCGCTTCGCCTTGAGTGTCGCGGGCGACGCCAGGCTGAAACCGAATCCCGCGTAGACGCCACTGGCATTTTCGGTGCCGAAGGCGAGCGAGTAGCCCGCCTGGAGCACGGCCTGCGAGCTGGCGAACGCATACGTGATGCCGGGAATGGACAGGCCCGCGCCGCTCGCCTGAGCGAGCTCGCCGATGCCCGGAAGGGTCCGGATGTCGATCCCGACGCCCCCGAAATACAGAGGCACCCCAGAAAACGGCTTGATGCCCGCGACGTTGGCGGTCAGGAAGAACTTCGTCTGACTGGAGCCGTCGAGGGGCTTGTTGTCCAGATGGTTTGCGCCCGCGATGAACAGCGGGTTGGCCAGGGCCTCGATGGGCTCCGGGAGCTGCGCCGCAGCCAGGGACGGCAGGGCCAGCACGGCAACGGCCAGGATTATCGTCTTCATGGTCATCCTCCTAATGGTTGAGTCCGTGTTCGGCATACGTGTTTACCAGCTCGCGGAGCCAGACGGCTGCCGCGCCCAGCATTGCGCCGACGACCGGATTCCACGCCCCGCCGACAGCGTAGGCGAGAAGCAGGTCCAGCCCCGTCCCGAGCGCCACCGCCACGATGGGGACGAGCACCCGGGGGGTCTTCACCACGAACTCACGCCCCAGCCAGATCGCCAAACCGGTCACGGCCGGGATGACTGCCTGGATCAACGTCACTCCGAAGTTCGACCAGTCGAAATCCATTGTCACTCCTTCACGTACAGAATCCGGTTCGGACTGCCCGGGCCGGGATTCACGAGTTTTCCCTCGGTAGAGTACAGCACAAGTCCGTCGGCAACGGCTTGCGGACTACTCCCAGGATGACGCTGCAAGTAAAGCGCGGCGGCGCCCGCCACCATCGGAGTCGCCATGCTGGTCCCGCTCATCGTCTGCTCCCCACCGCCGGGCTTGGCGGACAGCACGTTGACGCCGGGGGCGTACAGATCCAGTAGCGGGCCGTAATTGCTGAACGTGGCTTGGCGGTCGCTGGAGAGGAAGATTTCCGTCGCACCCACCGTAATGGCCTGCCTCACCCGCGCCGGGCTCGAGGAGTCGGCGTTCGTGCTCTCGTTCCCCGCAGCGACGGCAACGACCACGCCCGCCGCGATGGCGTCACAGGTGGCGCGGTTGAGGGCCGGGGAGTCGCTACCGCCCAGGCTCATGTTGATAACCCACTGCTTCGATGGGGCGGCCCGCTTCTTTGCCGTCACCCACTCGATGCCCCGGACGACCGCCGAGTCTGACCCGCTTCCGTTGGCGTCGAGCACGCGGGAAATCCAGATGTCGGCCTTCTTCGCTACGCCGTAGGTCTTGCCCGCGAACGTCCCGGCGGTGTGCGTCCCGTGTCCCTGAGCGTCGTTGCAGGTGGCGTAAGCCGTGAAGCAGTCGTCCTGGTGCAGCCTCGCCTCGAAGTCGGGGTGCCAACTGACGCCCGTGTCTACGCTCACGATGTTCACGCCGGCGCCGTCCGCTCCGGGCGCGAAGACCCCATCCAGGGGCAGGTCCCTCTGATCCACCCGGTCGAGATTGGGCAGCTCGCGGATGCTCTTGACGCCATCCATCTGGACGAACTCGACGTTCGGATCAGCCAGTAGCCTCCGAAGCGCAGAGGCGGCGATGGTGGCAGCGTAGCCCCTCGAGGTCGTCTGCACCTGCGTCACCCCGAATTCCGTGGCGTGCAGCAGGCTCCTGAGCGGCGCCTCGGGCTTGTGCTTCAGGACGACGATGTACCGCCCTGCAATGGCGTTCGCGACGGGAACCAGGCCACGAAGAGCCGGCTGGGCGGCGCAGTCGTAGCCGGGGCCGGTGGGCGGAGGGGTCGGCAACGGAGAGCCGCCCGGGGGGCAGCCGGGGAACAGCAGCAGCGCGCACAGCAGCGCGGCGTGGCGCATCAGAACACCTCCAGCAGGACGCTCATCGCGAAGAGCGCCAGAGCGATCAGGAACAGCGCGCAGACGGCAGACGAACGGTCGAGGTTGTCGAGCCCC